AGTTAGAGGCACTGGCGCAGCTATGCGTGGAACTAAGTTTTCAGGAGTTTACTAATGCCAGGACACGTTTCTGAAAAAGAACTACAGACTGAGTCTTTGACAGGTTTAGGTGCAACCACTAGTCCCTCCATGCCACGCGAACGCCAGCGCGACATTGAAAATATAGAAAAAGAAAAAGAGTTTCAGCAGTTCCTAAAAGACACAGGCAGAAACGAGCGCAACCCGTATGGAAATGAAGGCAGTGGTATATTTGGTGCTTTGTCTAGAAAGTTTCCCGGTCTTGTTACCTATGACAATATTTTGTCACCACAACAAATTGCTTTACAAAACAGATTGGCTTTCGACAGATATAAGAGACCTTTTGCCAAAACAAACATATTAGGACAACAAACCGGCGCTGACATCGGAGCTGGTATACCTCGCATGGGTGTGCAACCTGGGATGCGAGTTCAAACTCCAGATGGCAGAGTGGTCATCGCACAAGCAAAACCCTTGTCCGGGATAACCGCCGCTGCCGCCGCTGTTCCATATCTTGGCGGTGTTATTAACTTCTTGGCTCCTAAACAAGCAGAGATCCCAGGCTTTGAGGCAGACAATCCGATGGATACCGGAGCGAATATTGGGGAGGATAGGCAGAGTGTCGTTGAGACTGCGATCAATAAGTTGCGTGATACTTTTTCACAGTCCTCTTCTAAGGTCACACCAACACAAGAAGTATCTCCAATACAAAATGTAGAGCCTGTTGGTCCCACAGTGGCTGAAGCTATTTTAGATGGGTCTCCAATGACTCCTAATTTTAATATTAATGAAATACCTAATTTAAGAGAGCAAGAAAGAATCTCTGATTTAATGGCTCAAGAAGTCCTCAGACAAGCTGTAGGAGATTTTAGAACTGCTAGAGGTGTTTCAGAGGAGGAGGCTCTAGCAGCAAAAATGACTCCAGAAATTGTAGAATCCTTGAGTGAGACTTATCAACCAACTCGCATGGGATCTGGTGTTTTTCCAGCGGTCACTGATCCTTTTGGAGGAAGATTTGGTAAAAAGGGTGATGCATTTACGAATAGGTTAAGAGGTTAGAAGCTTGGACGTTTACAACTTCATAACGCAATACCAAAAGAACTTGCAAAGAAGAATAGAGGACATTAGTGTCGCTCTATCCAGTGGTAGTGCTTCTGATTGGGAGGACTACAAAGCAAGAGTCGGTGAAATACAGGGTGTCACCTATGCTCTTGATGAACTAAAGGCCCTGCTTAAAAAGGCAAACTATGTCGAAGACACTGATAGTACCTGACTACGTTCTGGCGCAACGCCAAGCGAAAGAAAAAGCCGAAAAAGAGGCTAAACAAAAAACCTTAAAAGAAAGAGTGCCGCAGCCCACAGGATGGAGAGTCCTTGTCATGCCCTACATGGGGCGGGACAAAACGGAAGGCGGCGTCTATGTCCCAGATAAAGCTAGAGATCGTGAGAGCAAGGCGACAGTTGTTGCCTATGTCTTAAAGCTTGGGCCACTTGCTTACAAAGACTTGGATAAGTTTGGTGAGCATGGACCTTGGTGCAAGGAAGGCGATTGGGTTTGCATTGGAAGATATGCTGGCTCTCGCTTCCAGATCGAAGGTGGAGAAGTTCGCATAATCAATGATGACGAGGTGATTGCCACTATCGTTGATCCTGATGACATAAAGACCTATGGAGCCTGACATGCAGAACGAGCTTGCAGAAAAAGAAGAAGATCAGGGGCAAGAAGTAGAGGTTGTCACTGAGGAAGAGAAGCAGGAAGAAAATGTTTCACGTGAAACATCTGCGGGAGATGGAGAACAAAAAGAAGAGGCTTCCGCAAGTGATGACGGTGAGTTAGAGGATTATTCTAAGTCTGTTCAAAAGCGTATCAACAAGATAACCAAGCAGTATAGAGAAGAAGAGGCCGCTAGAAAATCAGCGGTTGACTATGCAGAGGCTATCAAGAAACAGAACGATGAACTGAAGGCCAGACTAGAAAAGCTTGATCAGTCCTATGTCGGTGAGTTCGGAAGTCGTATCGAGTCCGAAGTATCCACGGCAAAGGAAGAGTACCGTAAGGCATATGAGGATGGTGATCCTGATGCCATGTTTGAGGCTCAACAAAAGATCAGTCGCCTTGCTTTAGAACAAGCCAACTATAATCAGGCAAAACAACGTCAGACAGAGCAAGCAGAGCAAGCCGCTGTCGAGCCTCAACAGCCAGCAGTGCAACAAGCACCTGCACAACAACAGGCTCCAGACCCCAAAGCTGAAGCTTGGGCAGAGAAAAATGAGTGGTTTGGCACAGATCAGACTATGACTTACGCTGCTTTTGGTATTCACAAACAACTAATTGAAGATGAGGGGTTTGACCCAACATCTGATGAGTACTATAGTGAGTTGGATAGGAGAGTTCGCACTGAGTTCCCTCAGAAGTTTAAGGGAGCGAAAAAGGACTCTGGACCCAGAGTCGCCTCTGCTGAGTCCACGGCTTCAAAGTCGTCATCGAAGGGGCGCAGAACGGTCAAGTTGACACCTTCGCAAATCGCTATTGCGAAACGTCTGAATGTTCCGCTTGAAGAATATGCGAAATATGTTAAGGAGTAAGACATGACTGGATCTACTAGAACGCCACGCGAAGCGAAATCTCGCGCAAAGACCCAAAGGCGCAAGCCTTGGGCACCTCCATCTAAGTTGGAGGCACCGGAAGCACCGGCGGGATACAAACATCGTTGGATTCGCACAGCAATACGCGGTGAGGATGACAAGATGAATGTGAACGCTAAGTTCCGAGAAGGATGGGAGCCTGTACGGGCTGACGAGTATCCTGAGTTGGCGGGTCAATTCCCAACGATAGATGAGGGTCAGCATGCAGGTGTAATCGGAGTGGGCGGTCTTATGCTTGCTCGGATCCCAGAGGAGACGGTCCAAGAGAGAACTGAATACTACCGGGAGCAGACCCGCAATCAAATGGACGCCGTTGACCAAAACCTGATGAGGGAACAACACCCCTCAATGCCTATCCACATGGATAGGTCAAGTCGTGTGTCATTTGGTGGTAAGGACAAAGAATAGCCTTACCCCGCATTTTGATAGGAGTAAGCAATGGCAAACACTAATGTTGCCTTCGGCTTAAAGCCGATTAATATGCCTGGTGGCTCTCCAGCTACTCAGGGTACTAATGCATACTTTATCGACAGCGGCGCAAGCGCGATCTTTCAGGGTTCAATGGTGAAAGCAGATAACGGTGGAGAAATCGTAATCTGCTCTGCAACCGGAGACACTCAAGCTCCCGTAGGCGTATTTGCTGGCTGTGAGTATGTATCTTCAACAACTGGTAAGAGAGTGTTCTCAAATACTTGGCCTGGATCAGGGGCAGACACAAACTTCGATATCATCGGGTTTGTGCATGATAACCCGCTTCAGCGTTTTATTATTTGCACGGATGCCACGTTTACCAACCGAGCAACCGCAATCGCGGCTATCTTTGAGAACTCTCAGTTCGATAGTGGCGCAAGCGGTAGCACAACCACTGGCATTTCCAGCGCAAAGTTAGATGTTGCGACTCTGGATTCATCAAACGCCTCTCTTCCTTTGAAGATTGTGGGCATTCATGATGACCCTGAGAACGAAGACTTTACCGCTGCTGGTGTCCCAATGATTGTGATGCTTAACAACCATGCACTGCTTCAGTCTGATTCTGAAGCGGCAATCAGCTAGGGAGGGTAGATTATGGCTATTTCTCGCGGACAACTCGCCAAAGAACTAGAGCCTGGTCTCAACGCTCTCTTTGGTATGGAATACACCCGTTACGAGGGTCAGCATGCTGAAATCTTCGATACCGAGACATCTGATCGGGCATTCGAGGAGGAGGTCATGTTATCTGGCTTTGGAGCCGCACCTGTTAAACAGGAAGGTTCTGGTGTCAGCTTTGATGACGCAAATGAGGCTTTCACTGCAAGGTACAACCATGAGACAGTTGCAATGGCATTTTCAATCACAGAAGAAGCGATTGAAGATAACCTGTATGACCGCCTTGGCGCGCGTTATACACGTGCCCTTGCTCGTTCAATGGCTCACACCAAGCAGGTTAAAGCTGCCGCCATTCTGAACAATGCATTCTCTGCTGGCGCAAATGCTGGTGGTGACGGTGTTGCTCTTTGTGACGCATCTCACCCTCTGACATCTGGTGGTACGTTTAACAACGAGCCTTCAACAGCCGCTGACTTAAACGAGACATCTCTTGAAGATGCTCTTATCAGCATTGCTGGCTTTGTTGACGAGCGTGGTCTCATCGTTGCTCTTCGCGGCATGAAGCTGATTGTTCCACGTCAACTGCAATTCGTTTCAGAGCGTCTGCTAGTATCTAACCTCCGTGTTGGTACAGCCGACAACGACGTGAACGCCATCAAGTCTATGGGAATGCTGCCTGAAGGTTATGTGGTCAATGACTTCCTAACCGATACAGACGCATTTTTCATTAAGACTGATGCGCCAAACGGCTTCAAGCAT